TTGCATTGTAAATAACCTTTTTTATCAATTGGTATTTTTATTACAAATTTTTTAAATACAATTACTAATCTTGTGCTTAATTTAATTTTCATTGTGTTTGTTGATCTTCAGCTTTTAATAAATTTAATACCCATTCCAAAAGTGATATTTTGCTGTCATAAAATGACTCATGCATTTTAAGTCTTTCATAATATTCTGGATCGTCTTGTTTATTCCAGCAAGATAGTTCTTTTTGACATTCTATTTTATAATGTTCAAACTCTTCTATTTTTTCAAGTATTTCTTTTCTTGCGTTCATCACGTTTATTTTAAAGTTAAAAAAAGTAGTCCTGACAGGATTCGAACCTGTAATTAGGGTTATTTAATCGGGCTCCATACCGTACCTACCTTTCGGCGCGTCTACCATTCCGCCACAGGACTAAAATGCTGTCTTTCCAGCTGTCATTTATTTTTTATAGGTTTCATTGTAATATTGTTTTGAATTTCTATTATAAAATCTACCATCTTTACTTTGTTGGTCTGACCTACCATCTTGATAAGCTTTTATAATCTGCTGCTTTTCAATTTCTTTGGCTTGTTCAATTTCTTGGTCTGTTACAAATCCATTTTTATTTAGTATTGATTCTAACCATTCAACTGCTGTCATAATTATTTCTTTTTAAATTGTTGAATAATTTCAATAGGAGTATACTCGAACTCGTCATACCCATCATTTTCAGTAATTTTACTGAATACTCTTGCTAAATCTATTGCCTCTCTTAAATCTTCCTCACTATACATCTTTTCAGCTTGCCATTTAGCACCTGCTATAATACCATCTTTATACAAATACCAAGCGGAGGTACTTCTTGAATGTCCATTTGTTGCTAATCTTTCAGCAGCTTCTTCAAGTGTTTCTTGTTTCATATTATTCTTTTTAAAAAATGTAACGAATTTTGTTCCAGGGAATTATCTCATCATGTAGTTTTACAAAATCAGATATATACTTATTCTTTAACTGCCATTTATATCTAATATTTTTAGAACCATAAGATGATATTTTATCCTCTTGTGTTTCAGGATTCCATAAAAATTCTTCTACTTCAGGATTATGTTCTAAATTATATTCATGCATACCTTTATTATGAGTTAGCATAATACATTCTGCAAGTATATCATTTTTAATTTTATCATCCACATAGTAATCAATTTTTTTAAACAAATCTTCATATAAAGATTCAGATCCAGGAACAATTATAATAGGACTAAAATTAATATGAACATCATAACCTGCATAGTAGAAATCATTTATAGCATCTATTCTTTCTGAAATTAGTGAAGTGTTTGGTTCTAATATATCAGATAATGACTGCGGCATTAATGAAAATCTAATCCTAATCTTTTTATCAGGATTGTAATTTAATAATTTGTCATTTACAAATTTAGTTGCAAATGTACCCATAATGGGTAATTTAGATTTAGTAAAGAAATCAAATATCTTTTCCCATTTGTGATATTTTAAATGCAATGCAAAATCTTCATTACAAGATATGTCATACGTCCATAGATTTTCATGTGTTTGATTAGATTCTTTTTTGATTCCTAGTAATTTTGCATGATCATAGATAGTTCTTAATATCTGGTCTGTATTTGTAGCAATAGATATTCCCTCTGGCTTATTACGGCGCATGTAACAATAATGGCACTTATATAAACACCCATGAATAAAAGAAGGAGTAATGAAATCACTACTCCTTCCAGATGGTTTTATATCTAATGCTTTTCTAACTGTTTGAGTTATCATTATCTAATTCTTTAAGTTTAGCAAGATAATATTTTTCACTATCTATACAACTTCTAAGTAATCTACTTATTTTATCCCTGAGTTCTTCAGGAATATCTTTATAAATAAGAACTTCTTTACATAGTAGTATTTGTACTTTAGCTTTTTCAAGCTGTATCATATAATGTTCTCTCATAGATTACGATTTAAAATAAAGTTCTCCGGGTGCAAAATATCTATCACTATATGAGTTTTCAACTATAGTAACCATTTGACCATTTTTTAATCCATTGATGTAGTATTGAGCATACTCATCAGTAGATTGCTCTAATTCTTCAATAACTTTAGTGCTATCTATTCTTGTAACACCATACATTGGTGTATGAGTAAATGCTATTCTGATATTAGAATCAGAAATCAAATTGCGATAATAACCTTTTGGTGCTGTCATGACTTTAAAATTAATTTTTAAATAAATGAAATAAATAAAAACTGCACTAACATTTAACTGAACTTGACCTACCATTGTTAGTGCAGGGCATGAACTTCTTCTTCAACTTTAGTTGATATATCTTCTAATACTTGTTCAAATCTCCATTCAGCAAATGATAACTCTCTTCTTTGCTGAATAACAGGAATGTAAAATGTAGGATTATGTATTTCTTGAAGTAAATAAGATGTTACTAATCCATCATTATTAAATGTTTCTCTAATTGTATAGATTTCTCCTTTAGTTGGAAAACTTAAAAGGAGTCCATTTGACTCCCTTTTAAGTTCTTCTATAACTTTAGAAAAATCATCATTAATACATTTAAGTCTAATCATAATTTAACTAATACATTTATCTTTAAGTATTAACAAATCTAATTCATTTCTTGATACAATTTTTAAATCTATGTTTTTTAGATTATGTTCTAATAATGCAAGAAATAATTTATTGTTGTCTTTGATAAATTCGTGAGTAACATAAGTTAATAAATTAGTATTTCTATGAAATTTTTTATTATTAAGTGTTATGTGTTTTTGATTTTTATTTTTTATAAAAGTAATTACATCAAATTTAAAAGTAGTTGAATCAATTATAGTTCCTTTTGCTACTAATATGTTATACCTTGAAAATTCAACAAATACATGATTATTTGAAGTAAACATAGAAATTAAATCTTCTAATTTAGTTTTAGGTTTACCACAAACTGACCAATAATTACAAGAACTTATATGTTGTGTTGGAACAATTAAATTTAAATCTCCATAATTGTATCTTCCAATAAATAAATTATTATTTTCTCTTAAAAATGATGACGATAAATCACGATGTCGGCTCATAAATTTCTGTAATTGAATTTAATGGAATAATGTAATCCCACATATAAGGAACTTTAAATACATTACTTTTCCAAACAAGTTCGTTTGAAATAATATTAGTAATAAATCCTAACATGTGAGTAGCAATCATAGCTGCACCATGTGATGCTTGTTTCATTGTACAAGCAACATCTTCTACATCACTATCTGGAAAAATATGATTTGTTTTATAATCATTTATGTGTAAATCGCTGTCTAAATTCACACAATAAATTCTCATTTGTTCCATTAATAATCTACCATCAATAAAATAACAAGGTTTAAATGGATATTCTTTTTTATATTCTACTGCTTTATTAAATAAATCTTCACGAGCTTTCATATTATCAAATGCACTTACTATAAATACAATATCAGAACTTCTAAAATTGATTATATAATATTTTAATTCAATTTGTTCATCAATTTTATCTTTATAAGAAAATAATTTATAGTCGCAATCATTAAATAAAGAAACTACATTTGATAAGGCATCTACTTTGTAACTACCTATATCTTCTGTTAAAAATAATTGTCCACCAAGATTATGTTCTTCTACAATATCGTAATCAAGAACTGTTGTTGTTAATCCTGCACGTGTAGAAAAGAAACTAAACCAGGAACCAATTCCACCAGAACCACCAACAATAATTGATGCATTTTTATCATACCATAAGGCATCTTTAAATCTATCTTTGCTCATATACTATTGTGCTTAATGCGTTAATAATTGGAGTAATTATGTGTTCGTAAGTATCAAAATTTTCTATATCAAAAGATAGTGAATCAGCAAATTCTTCTATGAAAAACATATAATCATCTTCGTCTAATTTTTTATCAAAGAAATTATTAATATGCGTTTTTAGATTAGATACTAAACTGTGTACGTAATTGTCTAAATCTAATTGATTAGCTTTAATACTAGCATCAATATCTTCTAAAACATTATCAATTGTATCTTTTTTTATCTTTTTACCTAATCTCAGTAGATAACAAGCTAATCTATTTGATTCTTCATAACTTGTTGTAGCATAAGAATCGACTGAAAATAAATCAGAATATGTAAAATCTAACTTTGATTGAGTACTCTTTGATTGAGTATTTTTATAAAAAATATCAGCTTTTTTAGCTTTTTCTACGATAATACTTTCATATTGTTTTATAAATTTATCTGATACATTTATTACTTCTTCTGGAATACGTACTTTACATTCATAATAAGCTACAGTAATACTAGAATCGTCAATTTTAAAACTAATTCTATTATTGTTAATATCTTGACATTCATAACTCGGATTGACTTTTTCAAGTCTTGTAGCTAATCTGCAAGAAAAATCACCTGCATTATTTACTATTAATGATAAGTATGGTTTAATAAATTCAGAATTATCATTTAATTCTGACATATCTGTACCAGAGAAAAAAGTGTTCATATTATGATGAGAATGACAATGACCTATTTTTAAGTCAAAATAATTCATATCAGTCATATAAGTAAGAACTCTTGAATCGAATGTATATTCAGTAAAAGATTCTGATCCTTTGTCTAGTGGAATTAAATCTACTATTTCAATGTCTAATGAATCTTTATTTATAATTGATGCATTATCATTTATAAATTTGTAAAATATACAACCACTCCATTCTACAACACTAATATGTTTACATAAATATTTAATTTTATCCCATGCTGTTTTAGAAATATTAACTATTGGACTACCGGATAGTACAATGTTGTCATATTTAGGCTTTGCAAAATTTTCTTTTAACATGCTGAACTATATAATTTTTAAATGAGTGATGTAAATCGTATTTAATTTTAGATCTATCAAAATCAGAACTTGATTTAACTACAGGTGTAATTACTTCACCAATAAATTCAAATTTATTGTTTGAAATGCTACTTAAATTTAAAATTAAATCTTTATTAGCTGTAGTAACATCTTTTCCATTATAAGTAAGTACTAGTAATTCTTTAAAATAATAATTTGAAACATTATTATAAATTAATTGCACAACATTACTGTTAAAAAGTATTGACTTAAACTTATGTTCATTCATAATATGTACTTTATTTTCTACTGCACATGTTTCATCAATAACTTCGGATAAATCTTTTTTAGTTAAATATTTAAAAGTATCTAAATAATCTACTGCAATTGAATTTAAATTAGCAAAGTTAATTTTTGTAGGTTTATTATTAATTTTTATTTGTTTATAAATTTCTTCTATTTTTACATACGGGCCACCTTCTAATGATTCGTATTTTACAAATGCTTCAATTTGATTTAATAAAAACAAAAAGCTTTCATAAATATTAGATTTGTTAATTACTGATTCATTAAAATAAGCTTGAGCAATTGTTATTTCTGAATTATCA